GAAAGAGGTTTAGATTCTATTGTACAACTTATTCACAAACAAGATGAAGACGCAGATTTATTAGTACAAGAATATATCAAAACAGATTATGATGTAAGAGTACATATATTAGGTGGTAAATTTTTAGCAGCTATGAAACGACCTGTAATTGAAGGAGATTTTAGGTCAAATGTATCGCAAGGTTCTAAACCAGAAAACATCAAACTTACAGAATTAGAAATAGAAGAATGTTTAAAAGCTTCTAAAGCAGTTGGTGGATATTGGACTGCTGTTGATTTTATACCTAGTAAAAATAGAGAAAAACAACCACCGTTTATGTTAGAAGTAAACTCATCACCTGGTACAGAGGGTATTGAGGACGCTACTAAAATGAATATTGCAAAGGAAGTTATTACACATTTTGCAAAAGAGGAGAATAGATATTCTGTCCCTACGGAATGTGGATTTAAGGAGATTTTGACCATAAAACCGTTTGGCGAATTAATTTCAAAATTTGATACGGGTAATTCTGGAATGCCAGTAATTCACTCCGACAAATACAAAATCAATGGTAATAAAATAACTTGGTCTTTATTAGGTAAAACAATTACAAGTGATATTATTCGTAAAGAAGATATTAAAGTAGGTGGTTTACGAGACTATGAAGAAACAAGATATGTAGTTAAGCTTGACGTAGAGTTTGCTGGTGGTTTCTATAAAGATGTTTTATTTACCATAGATGATAGAGAGGATAGAACTCCTATCTTATTAGACCGTGCATTTATGAAAAGATTGAATGTTATGGTCAATCCACAAAGAAAATACGTGATAACAACCAAATACAGCATTGACTAATTAAAGTCTTTGTGATAGGATAATATTATGAAAAATGTAAAAATAATAAGATTACAAACAGGTGAAGACATAATCGGTGAAGTTACCGAGGGTGATGTTGTTTTAATCAATAAGCCATTTACTATCATACCAATGCAGGCACAACCAGGAAAACCAGTGCAATTAATTTTAACTCCTTGGATGCCATATACAGATGATAAAGCTTTGACGATTGATACTAGTAAAGTAATTACAATTGCAACACCTAAACCAGATATTTTAAAATCTTACGAACACAATGTAAGTGAAATTATTGGTGTTCAAAAACCTGGATTGATAACAGAAACTAATTTGCCTAAACTATAATGATTACCGTACACTTTATCAGAAATGGTAAAGAACGGATTAGTGTAGATATAGAACCCGGCTTTACTTTAATGGAAGCTGCCAAAAGGGCAGATATAAGAGAAATACCCGCCGATTGTGGTGGTTGTCAGGCTTGTGGTACTTGCCACGTTTATATAAAGAGCCTTGACAAAGTTGAGCCTGCCGATTATAATAGTCTTGAAACTCAACTATTAGAGTATGAAAAAGGTTATGACAGAATGACAAGTAGATTAGCCTGTCAAATACAATTAGAAGATAAACATAATGGACTTGAAGTGAGATTGAGAAATAATGAACTTTTATAAAAATGTAATTGAACACAAAGGTAAACTTCTTATTCGTGGTGTGATGAATGGTAAAGATTACAAAGAAAAAATTGATTTTGGTCCAACCCTCTACGCCTTATCACAACAAGAAACTGAATGGAAAACTTTACAAGGTCAATATCTTAAACCTATAAAGTTTAATGATATTAGAAATGCACGTCAATTTAGAAAAGACTATGGTTCTCAATCACCATTATATGGTCTTGAACGTTATCACTATCAATACATAGGTCAAAATTATCCTGACGCAATAGAATTTTCAAAAGAATATATTAAAATATTCACACTTGATATTGAAACTACCTGTGAAAATGGTTTTCCAGATGTAGAAAATCCTATTGAAGAGTTGTTGGCTATCACGGTAAAAAATCAATCTAATAAACAAATCATAACTTGGGGTGTTGGTCAATACAAGACAGATAGACCAGATGTTACCTATGTTTATTGTAAAAATGAAAAACAATTGATGTTTGAGTTTATGAAATTCTGGATTAAAAATCATCCAGATATTATTACAGGCTGGAACACCAAGTTTTTTGACTTACCTTATTTGATGAATAGAATTAAACTGATTGCAGGTGATAAAGTCGCAAATAGAATGTCACCTTGGAATTTAATCAATCGTGAGGAGATTGTTGTAAGAGGCAGACCTCAAACGGTGTATCAATTATTTGGTATTGTAATGTTAGATTATCTTGACTTATACAAATGGTTTATACCAACAAGACAAGAAAGTTATAGACTAGACTTTATTGGTGAACTAGAACTTGGCCGTGGTAAAGATGAAATGCCATACGATACATTTAAAGAATGGTACACTAAAGACTTTCAATCATTTATTGATTATAATATTCAAGACGTAGAAATTGTTGACGCATTAGAAGATAAACTAGGTCTAATTGACTTATCATTGACCGTTGCATATGAATCAAAAGTAAACTATGATGATATATTTTCGCAAGTAAGAGTATGGGACACACTAATTGCTAATCATCTATACAAGAAAAAAATATGTGTGCCACCAAGAGAAGAACATAGTAAAGAAACAAAATATGAAGGCGCTTATGTAAAAGAACCACAACTTGGTCAACATAAATGGATTGTTTCGTTTGATATTAACTCTCTATATCCACATATTATTATACAATATAATATTTCACCAGAAAAGATATTAGGTGAAAGTAGCCACGGTATAAACGTAAATAGAATGTTAGATATGAAAGTACCTCTTAATTATCTTAAAACAGAGGGCGCTTGTATTACACCTAACGGTGCAAAATTTAAAAATGATAGTCAAGGGTTTTTACCAGAAATGATGGAAACAATGTACAATGAACGTGTCGTTTTTAAAAATAGAATGTTAAAGGCTAAAAAAGAATATCAAATAACAAAAGACCCTAAACTTGTAAAAGAAATATCACGTTGCCACAATATTCAATGGGCAAGAAAGATTGCCTTGAACTCAGCTTATGGTGCAGTTGGTAATCAATACTTTAGATATTATGATGTACGACAGGCAAGTGGTATTACAACTGCCGGCCAATTTATTATTCGTTTCATTGAAAATAAAATGAATGAATATCTAAACAAAGTATTACAAACGCAAGGTAAAAAAGATTATATTGTTGCGTCTGATACAGATTCAATTTATGTTTGTTTAGATAAACTTGTAGAAAAAACTTGTCAAGGTAAAACAAACGACCAGATTACAGATTTTATTGGTAAAGTATGTGATAATAAACTTGAACCATATATTGAAGAGTGTTTTAAAGAACTTGCAGATTATTCAAATGCTTTTAAAAATGCAATGGTGATGAAACGAGAAGTAATTGCCAATAAAGGTATATGGGTTGCAAAGAAAAGATATATGTTGAATGTAATTGACGAAGAGGGTATTAGATTATCTGAACCTAAACTTAAACTTATGGGTATTGAGGCTGTTAAATCATCTACACCACAGGTTTGTAGAGTTAAGATTAAAGAGGCAATCAAAACTATTATGTCAAAAGAAGAAACTGATTTACATACGTTAGTTGCCGACTTTAGAAAAGAGTTTATGAATTTACCAGCAGAAGCGATTGCTTTTCCTAGAAGTTGTAATAACTTGAAGAAGTATCGTGATAATGCAAATATTTTTATTAAAGGCACACCAATTCACGTCAAAGGTGCGTTGATATATAATCATCAAATAAAAGAGTTTGGTTTACAAAACAAGTTTCCTTTTATACAAGAAGGAGATAAAATTAAGTTTATTAAACTAATACCAGCCAATCCATTTAAGTTTGATGTAATAAGTTATATTACTAGTTTACCAAAAGAGTTTAAACTAGAACAATATATAGATAGAGATATACAATTTGAAAAGACCTTTTTAGACCCAATGAGATTTATTTTACAAGCTATTGGATGGGAACACGAACCAAAGGCAAGCTTAGAGGCATTTTTTGGATGAAATTATATAAAGATAAATTAGACGATTTTTTTAAATGGGTCAAAGGTACCGAACTAGTTGAATTAGATGACATTGATGTATCAGAGGATCCTGTAAGACCTGAATTGACTTTAGGTTTTAGAATACAACACGGCAGAAAAATATTTGGTCTAAAATATAATGATGAGATTGAGGCCATTATTTGTGTTGCATTATGTCCTGAAGTACCATTTACGGTAAGAGAAATGGATTATATGTCTCAAGCGGCCAATCAAGATGGTCAAAGAGGTGAAATAGTTGTTGCATATACCGTATGGTCAAGAAAACGTGGTGCAGGTAAAGAGATTATTAAAAAACTAGACGAGTGGTGTAAACAAAATAAGTTTGCAAGATTGGTAACATTATCACCACTAACAAGTATGGCTACACACTTTCATATTAGAAATGGTGCAAAGCAAATACATATAAATGATGAGACACAAAACTTTGAATATAAACTTTCCAAATAAAAAATACGGCGTAATATATGCTGACCCACCTTGGTACTTTAAATCAAGGTCAAAGAAAGGTGAGGGTAGAAATCCTAATCAACACTATAATTGTATGGAGTTAAAAGACATATGCGATTTACCTGTAAAAGATATAGCCGCTGATAACTCTGTATTATTAATGTGGGTTATTGACCCTATGTTAGACTTGGCGTTTGATGTAATTGAAGCCTGGGGTTTTCAATATAAGACCGTAGGATTTACTTGGGCAAAAACAAATAAAACCAATATGGGAATGTTTACAGGTTTAGGATACTGGACAAGAGGTAATCCTGAAATGTGTTTACTTGCAACAAAAGGTAGACCAAAAAGAATAAACAAAGATGTAAAACAATTAGTAGTTTCTCAAAGAGAAGAACACTCAAAGAAACCTTTATTACATAAAGAAATAGAAAGATTAGTTGATGGTCCTTACATTGAGTTATTTGCTAGAAACAAACCGTATAAAAATTGGGATTATTGGGGTAATGAGGTATGAACGTACAATTAATAGATAAAATGGGTAGTGACCTATCAGTTGTAAACGCAGCTAGAGTTTCGTTTGCAAAAAGAAAAGAACAAATAGATGAAAAAGATGAAAGACTAATTAAGTATTTGGCTGAACACGACCATTGGTCGCCTTTTGGTCATACTAGTTTACAATTCTT